TTCATCTACATAATTACAACATTCAGAAATAGATACCTCTATCATTTCTAAACAAGGGATAGTAGTAAATAATGTATCAGTTGCCCAAAGTTTTCTTAAATTGGTTTCTCTCTTTATAAGTAATAGAGCATTGTTTCTAATCTCAGAAGCAATAGCTCTATCTGTAATAAGACTATCAGTAGAAAGTATCTTGTGGACACTTCTAACATCTGATACTAATTTTCTTAATGTTGCCATAATTATATTCTTGTTTCGAATTCAGCTATCTTACCTAGATTAAGATCATAGACTAATGCTAAGGCAGCTCTAACTGAATGTACGTAATTGTTATCTAAGTGCCATCTGTCAGTTCCTGACAAGCTAGGCATTTGTTGTATTCTTACTCCCTTAACCTCTTTAGCCATATAGTGATGTTTATCACCTGTATGAACCTCTCTATAAACAGCATTACCAAACTGATGACTATATTTTGGATGTGTTGCAAATAATAATGGAAGATCTTCTATCTTACAGTTACCATGGTGCCATCCAATAAATGTATTCCCTAATGTCAAACCTTTAACAACACTGTGCTCTCTGATAAACTCTACATCCAATGCATCTTTAAAAAATACATCTAGTGCATGTGCTAGATAAAAAGATTTAGTTCTGTCATGATTTCCTTGTACCAACACTACTTGTACAGTGCTAGAATGTTTTCTCAACATATTGATTGTATCTACAAGAATAGCAAATCCTATTTCATACTCATCAGCATAATCCATTATAGTATCTTGTGGAGTACCGTTTGTGGTTTGATGTTGATAGTTATCAGTATGGAAATAATCATTCGATATAGGAAGAACAATAGTGTTTATATTGTAACAAGCTTCTACTTTATCAATCAAAGACTGAGCCACAGTAACATATCTTAAAGCTCTTGTGGTTACATCATTATCACCATCTACAGTTCTTTTAGCTAAGTGATAATCAGATATAGATATTTCTACATCTACGTAGTCTTTACTATTACTACGATCTACTTTGGTGATTGATATATTATTTGGTTTGTAGTTTTCTAAAAACTTAGCAAAGTCTTCAGGTGAGTAATCTTTTGCTTCTTTCTTCTTGGAGAAGACTGAGGAAGTAAACTTCCCACTTGGTAACATCTTAGACCAGTAGTTTGTTATAACATACTTATCTAAGTTTATCTTATGTAGCTTAGCTAGTTCAATATCATCTTTAGGTTCAAAGTCTGTGACTATTGTACTTTCTATTGTACCTCTTTCAACATTTACTTTGCGTTCTCCTGTGTAGTTTGTTAATACAGTTTCTGTATCTTTTTCTCTAAGTTCCTTCATGAGCTCATTGACCTCAAATTCACTTATCCCTAGTTTCTCAGCGTAGAATTTTTTACTTTTCTTCTGACTTAATAACTCTTCTAATCGGTGTAACAAGCTTTGATTTTCAGACATATGTACTCATATTAGTTAAAAAATATTGTAAAGATAAAGAATAGTTTTTATATATTCCAAATAATTTTAGTTAGAGTTGTAATTATTTATAACTAAAATAGTTATAAAACAAAAACTCCCTAGACAAATGCCTAGGGAGAAAACCTTGTAAAACCAACAAAACAAGAGTTTTTTATTTATCTTATGAACAATACCCTGAATTTATCACAACTCCATTTGTAGCAACATATGCCCAAGCATATATTGGACCTGGAGTAATAGTATAACCATAGTATGTAGGAACAGGCCATGTGGCAGGATTAGTTAATCCTGGTCCATTGTATATTGTGTCACCAGGATTAAGATAAGAACTTGTAGAATATCTTGTAGCTATCGGATCAAGTCCAGCAACAATTGATGCACAAGCTGCTAAGTCAGTACTACTACCAAATAATGTCATTGTTATTGCAACAGGAACAGGTAAGGTAGTACTAGTTGATGTTGTTGATGATGTTGGTGTTGCATCTAACGTTATATCTATATAGTTAGTACAGTCTCCTGTTGATAGCACTCTAATCACTGTTGTGTAATCAGGAACTAAAGCAGAAGAATATCCTGCTAATAAAGAAGCTTTAGAGACTCCTGTTTCAAATGCTGATGTAAATCCATCTATATTTGAATACAAGTTGAAGGGACCTGAATCAGTCCCAGCAACTGTTAATGTTATTAATACTGTCATACATTATTGATTTTTAAATTAAAGTGTACAAGGACCCAATATACTTACTACTGGACCAATTGATGTTACTGAACCGAATATTCCACAGAAAGGAGCACTAATCTCACCAAGAGCTACTACAAATGATTGAGGATTACCATTACAATCAATATAATAAACTGTTCCACCAGCACCTGTACCATCTGCAGAGAATTCAGTACATTCACCTGTACAAGGTGCTGTTGTTACATTTGCACTACTACTAGCATTAGTTTCTATTCCACCATCTAGGTAATATGCACCTGTATAGCTTATTGCACAAAATGCATTAATGTATGTACCTGAATTACTTTGAACATTTGTTTGTGTAATTCCATTACAATCTTCATATACAAAATAAACATTTCCATCATCTGACGCAATAAGATCAGATTCTTCTACAGTAACATTATAAGCATAACAATTTGGTGCTACTGTAGTAGTTGTAGTTGTAGTTGTAGGAGTTGGTGTACAGCATGGGCCATAACTTATTACCTCAAAGGATACACTTGATGATAATGAATTTCTATCCACACATTCAGGTTCTCCAAGACCAACAAATAAATTTGGACCTTCATTTAGAAATATTGATTTAGGTGTACCAAAACAATCTTGATAGTTAAATGTACCAGCTGCAGTCATACCAATGCTTACATACTCAACACATGGACATACAGTGGTAGTTGATGTTGTTGTGCTAGTTGATGTACTTGTGCTTGTACTAGTGCTGGTTGAAGTACTACTTGATGTACTGGTACTTGTACTGGTACTAGTAGAAGTACTTGTACTGGTTGATGTACTTGTTGAACTACTAGTTGTAGTAGTTGTAGGAACAGCTGTTGTGCTAGTAGAAGTTGTTGTACTTGTACTAGAACTACTAGTGGTTGTTGTTGTTGGAATTAAATTGATATTTATATCAATGTAATTTGTACACCATCCTGTAGATACTACTCTGATTATAGTTGTCCCTTCAGGAACAACAGTTGATGTATAACCAGCTGTTAAAGCAGCTGCAGATATACCTGTTGCAAATGGTGTTACATATCCATCTGTATTTGAATATAGATTAAATGGACCAGCATCTCCGCCAGTTGGTATAGTTAATGTTATTAATGCTATCATAATTATTTGATTTTAATAAGTTCCAGTAAATAGAATAGTTACGTCTTCTGATCCTGTTACTATTCCTGCAATGTTTAATGTTATAAAAGGTGTTCCATAAGTTACATATTGAATCACTCCAGTTTGACCAGTTACATCTATTGTAAAATAATATGTTGCACCTGGTATAACTGTTATCCAAGAAAGATTCAAAACTAATGTTGCAGTGTATGGAGAATCAATTGCTGTAGTTCCATCAGAAGTTGGAGGTGTAGCCACATATTGTCCACCACCAGAAACTATTGGAAATACGCAAGTTGTTGCACCTGTGCAACTTACAGGTTCTCCATTTAAGTTATTAATACTTGTTATTCTAACATTTGCATTTACACTATCAAGATCCCAAGTTCCTGATAAAGGATTTGTTGGTACAGGTGTAGTAGTACTGGTAGTTGTTGAACTTGTACTACTAGTTGTACTTGTTGTACTTGTTGAAGTACTTGTACTTGTAGATGTGCTAGTACTAGAACTACTAGTAGTGGTAGTTGTAGTGATTAAATCTATATCTAGAATAATAAAGTTTGTACATATTCCAACAGATACTACTTTAATACTTGTTGCATTGTCAGGAACAGTTGAGCTATAACCAGCCTCTAATTGTAATGCAGATACACCTGTTGCAAACGGAACTGTATATCCATCTACATTTGAATAAAGATCAAATGGTCCTGCATCACCTCCAGGAGGAATAACTAATGTTGTTACTATTATCATACTGATTTATTATTAATTGATTTTAAATTAAGGTGTGCAAGGTCCATCATATGTTGTTGTAGTTTCTCCTGTACCTACTACTGAGTTTAATTCAGCACAAAATGTTTGAGAATCAAATCCTGATACCCCACCTATAGTACCTGACTGAGGATCTCCATTACAATCAGTATAAGTATAAGTTTGTCCTGATCCTGAAGTAGTAGCTACAGTGTATTGTGCACACGCAATAGTGGTGGTTGTAGTAGTAGTTGGTTCACCACAACTTAAACTAATAAGAGTTATAGTAATACCTGGGTCTGTAGTAACTGAACCTTCTAATGCACAGAAAGTGTAAGCTGGACCACCAGCATATTCATAAGTTGCAGGATTTCCATCACAATCAGTCCAATTAATAAATCCTAATCCACCAGTTGCCTCATAAGTTACACATAATGTTATAGGACGTTCTGTAGTAGTACTTGTAGTAGTTGATGTAGAAGTACTTGTGCTAGTACTAGTAGAAGTTGATGTGCTAGTACTTGTAGATGTACTTGTGCTACTTGAACTTGTTGTTGTAGTTGTAGGACCTGGAACTTGATGAGTTTCTCCACTAAAACTACATAATGGTAATTCGTCAGCTTCTCCAGTAAAATCACAAGTTGGTAACTCATCTGCAACTCCAGTAAAATCACATATAGGACAACATATATTCAATTGATTTTGAATATTGGTTATATCTTCTGTTATAACCATTACATCTTCTGTAAGATTCATTACATCTTCTGTAATAGAATCAACATTAGCTTTTACATTACATATAACAGCATCAAATTTAGCAAGGATAGTATTTAGTCCATCACATGTATTTACATCTGTACAAGGAAGTGGAGTGCTATCGTATGTGACAGCACTTGTTCCTTTTATTGTTGTATTATTTATGTTTGAGCAATTAGCCATTATATAATTTTATTTAATATTTATACAGGTACACATTCTCCATTCACTGAACAAGCAGTATATAGTACATTATATGCACTAACTGTAGCTGGATAGTAAATTGGAACATTATTTTTATAATAGAATAACTGTATCGAACTTACTGCACTTGTTAGAATACAGAAACCATCTGAAGTGAAAGTTGAGTATTCTGCAGATATATCACCACCTTCACAAGCTGAATCTTTAGCAGTTTGTAAATACACTTTACCATCACGTCCAGGATCTGTATTACCTGTAGCATCATCTATATCTGCTTGATTTATGGCAACTTGGAAACATGTACAAGGTCCAGCAAATGTTGTTGTAGTAGTTGTAGTTGGTTCCAATGTAGTAGTTGTTGTAGTTGTGCTACTTGTACTAGTAGTAGTAGTTGTAGGCTCAGCTGTTGTAGTTGTGGTAGTGGTTGGAATACACTCACCATTAACTAAACAAGGAGTTCCTAAATTAACAACTTCACTTTGTATACTAGTTACTGTCTCATTATCTTTTAAATATGTTAATTCAAGAGTAGGAATTACACTTGCTTTTAAGCAATATGTATAAGTTCCTGCAACTGTAAAATAAGCAGGAGGATCTTCTCCAGATGATTGTCCTTCACAACTAGCACCTTTCTCTGGCCATAAAACAACTGTACCATCAAAGAATGATAGAGTGTTTCCTGTAGCATCATCAATATCATCTTGACTAATAACTATATCTACACAATTACAACCTGATATAGTAGTAGTTGTTGTAGTTGTTGGTGCTATTGTAGTTGTAGTGGTTGTCGTTGGTTCTACATCACAACAAGGAGCTCCTGTTGAAATTGGAACATATATAGGTTGTTCTGTAAAATCAATCATTCCTAGTGCAACTACACCCACAAGATAATTCACACAACCTAATGAATAAACTCCAGGAGTGTCATATGTATTAATGAATGGATTAGTTACACAATCATTATATAGCACTGTAATTTGTCCATCATCTGTAGTAGCTAATGTTTCTGATAATATAGTAATTTCAGTATCATAACAATCACATAAAGATATTGTAGTAGTTGTAGTAGTAGTTGGTTCTGCTGGACATGCTCCATCAATACAATTTGCACCAATAGTAATAGTTACAAGAGGGTCACTACCAAATCCATTAGATCCGCAAACTTGAATAGTTTGATCTGGATCAATATTTATAGGTCTACTGATAGAACCATCACAATCTGTATAAGTTATAGTATGAATGTTAACATCTCCATTATGGAAAGTTAAACACTCACAAGCACTAGCTGTTGTTGTAGTGGTTGTGGTTGGTACAATAGTAGTGGTAGTTGTTGTTGTAGGACCACAAGGACCGTTTGGTGTAACAATCACTGTACCTGGAACAGTTAGAGGACTATCTGTTTCAACACAAATATTTGTTTCTCCTGGTAATAATACAATTGCTTCTTGTTCTCCTGTAATACAATCAGTAATAATGATAGCTACAGGAGCATCTCCAGTATTATCTAATGAGAAGCTTTCACAAGGAGTTGCTATTGTAGTAGTAGTGGTTGTAGTAGTTGCAGAACAACACTCACCTAATGTATTATATATATTAATTATATCACCATTAATAGCAATCACTTGATTAGTAATGTTAGTAACTTGATTATTCAAATAATTTATTTGTGTTAATAAATTACAAATAATCTCATCTATCTTTTGTAAGATTACATTAAGTGTATCACATGGTTCAGCTACTATACATGGTAGTACAGGACCATCATATACAATAGTGCTAGATGCAGTTAAATGAGTACTACATGGATCATTGTTATTACAACCACTATTGGTGATTGTAGAACTACATCCACAAGGAGTATTTAAAACTACATCTGTGCAGCAAGGGTTAACAGGTAAAAAAGGATATGCCATCTTGATGATTTATTAAGGTATGTATATAATATAGTAACAACCAATTGCAGGTTGATTATTTTGATGAGGAAGTCCTCCACCAAAACTAGATGCTGTGGAAGCTACGTTAACAGTAACTCCTGTTTGAGCAGAGTCTGTAGCAAAATTACCTTGTGTACTTGCAGCTTCAAAAGCTGGATTTCCTGAACCAGCAGCATTAGTATTAACTTTTAAATTATGTGTATGTCCAGGATCAGTCACACTTACAACATTTGTAATAGTATGTGTATGTGAAGGAATTTGTGTAGGTCCAAGTGTAACTTGATTTAAACCTGTAGTAGTTCCTAATGAGTAAGCAGGGTTACCTGGTACAGCTGGATCAACAGCAGCGTTAAGTGTTCCACCGTTCATTCCTGTAGTAGTTCCTACTAACACTCTTCCTCTTAAATCAGGTACACCTGGATTAGCACCATTACATAAATAAATCTTAACCCAGTTTCCTATACCAGCTCCTGTAGCATCAAAGTTTGAAAGATCTGGATTGAAATAAGGAACTGCTACATAAGGAATCATTTTAGTACTTACTAATGAAGCTGCAGGATTATTATTAATATAATTTGATATATAAGTATCAATGTTAGCTATACTTACATAATTTGTACTAAGATCTAAAGCTAATGCACATAATGTATCTATTGTAGCTTGAAGAACAGCATGTGTTCCTGAAGAAGGTGTTATAGAAGGTGTTCCATCTACAAGACATCTTACAGTGTAATCAGCTTCAATTGTATCTATTTCATTATTAATTACTACTATGTCTGCAACTATAGCATCTACTTGTTCTTGAAGATCACAAGCAGCTTTTATAACAGCTGTTAACACATCATTCAATGAAAGATCTCCACATGTTGGTAAATACTGTTTTACAAGATCACAAATGATTGTATCATTTATAATTGGTGTAATTCCTGTACCATTTAATGCAGCTGTAAGGAATGTAATCAATGATTGTTCAACAAATGATAATGAATCACCTGTTTGGATTCCTAGAACAGGAACATCTATTCCTGTATATTTAACACATCTGTCAGAGACAATCTCTGTACATCCGTTATAACAATTTGAACAATTGGACATATTATTTATTTTTTAAGTGTTTATTATTAATCTTTTATTAAACGTACTGACTGACCATCTATATTGTTGGCAACTTGTATGGTTGCTGTATTATCTGCAACGAACAAACTAAGGAAATAACTAGCTGTAGGATCGTATTGTGAAGTACTCCAAAAACTACCATAGGTACCAAGACTTCCAAAAAATCCTCCACCAGTACCACGATATCCTCCAGGAAGACCTGAGAATCCACTACTGTTAGTAGCAGTATTTTGAGTTAACCAGTGACAAAATCCTTGTTGTTTTAATGCACCTCCTGCAACAGTGGAACCACCTAAAAAGGTAGTTAAAGTGGTCCATTCTGTATCACTAGGAATATGGTAACCTACTGGAGCTAAACCTCTTGGATCATTTACAGCATACCAGTTATATAATTTACCATAGGTTGGTCCATTTACAGAATCGTTATTATAATAACACCAAGCAGGAGTTGTTAATCCTATCCAAGCTGATGGGTCAGTTACTTCTGGAATAGGATCTCCATTTCTAAAAGTAGTAACATCTAAATTACAACCTGTCCAAGTTTGTGTTCCAATTGTTAAATCATGTGCTACGCAATCTAAACATGGATCTACAGTAGTGGTAGTAGTTGTAGTTGGTGCTATAGTTGTAGTTGTTGTAGGTTCTACAGTAGTAGTCGTTGTTGTTGTAATAGGATTTAATATGGCACATTCTGGAGCTTGTGATGCTCCGTTTAAGCTTTGTCCTACATTTGCAACAAGAGTTAACACTTCTGTATCTAAATCAAGACTGAATATTTGACCATTGTTATCACAAACTTGTATTACTCCTGCATCTATATATAATCCCCAAGGATAAGTTATAGATGAGATATTAATATCTACAAGTATTGCTCCTGTAGAATAATCATGTATAGTGATGTACGTATTACTTGTTATATTATCTACGTAAGAACAAACTAATTGATTTGATGTAGTGTAGATTAAGTCTCCTGATATATCTCTATTTGTAGGCATTGGGAACTTAACAGTTATTCCTGCAGTTGTAGTGGATACATCAACCTCAACAATGTTAGTTCCTATTGAACTAACTAATGTTACATCATCAATTGCTGTCATGCCTGAACCAAATAATCCAGAAGCTAGATTTATATTTTTATTGTATGTAGCTGAGAATGGACAGAAACCATTTATATCATATTCAGATATATCTGTTTGACCATACAACCATAGTTTATTTGATGTGTTTGCAACATCACCAGTTACAGGAATAGGTCCTGTGATTTGTGATGTTAAATCAGTTATACTAAAGTTTTTATATATAAATATTCCAGTTCCTTTACTAAATAAAGGAAAACATTCTGGTACACAAAATGGTATTCCTGTAGTTGTACTTGTTGTACTAGTAGAACTAGAACTTGTAGTAGTAGTTGTTGAAGAACTAGTACTAGTAGTTGTGCTAGTAGAACTAGAACTTGTAGTGGTTGTGGTTGGTTCTTGTGTTGTAGTTGTGGTAGTGGTTGGTTGTACAGTTGTACTAGTAGTTGTAGTGCTACTAGAACTTGTACTAGTTGTTGTTGTGCTAGGTGCAATTGTACTTGTACTAGTAGTTGTAGGATTTGCTACAATTGTAATATCACAAGGATCTTCTAAACAACGCTCAGGTTCATTACATCTACTAACACATCCTACTGTTAAACGTATCACTCTACTAGCAATCATTTGCACAGAGTATTTATGTACATAGTTAGGATTACAATACTTATAAGTTAGTATTCTTCTATAGCCTATTAACTGAAGAATGTCACCAGCAGGTATAGGTTTGTTCAACATATATGAAATATTGTTGTACAAATTATTACCAAGTTCTGCTAACTTGCAATCTATTTTTTTAAGCAAAGAAGGAATGTCAGCACATTCTGGGCAATTTGTTAATCTTGGTGATAACATAATAGCGATTTTTATTTATTTACTTTAGCAGCGCATGTGCCACATAACCCATTGGTTAATTGACATCCACATCCCACTTTAGCTCCACATGAATTACATTGTGCCATAATTAATAAAAGTTTAATAAGTAGTTGTTACCAGAACAACCACAGTTGGTTCTTAAAAAGTTATCTAACATATTATCTGCTTGAGCATATAATGTGTTTGATTCATATTCTGCACAGTTATTAGCTGCTGCAATCGCTCCTTGAATAAAGAAGTTAATCGTGTTTAATTGCACACTAGATTGTGTTTTAAGTGCTCTATCGCACTCCATCATATTTAATTGCAAAAACGCATTGTCAAACTTCTCTTGAAGCTTGTCAACACGTAATATTGTTTTCTCAACATAATTTTGATATGCAGGAGCAACAGAATATCTTAATCTGTACACTCCATCTGGAAGTGGTTGATTACAACCAGGATCTGTTATCCCTAAATTAGATGATGTAAATACATTTAATTGGTCAGGAACAAAAGGTACTATCTTGGTTCCGAATCCTGGTATTTCAATCTCAATAGATGGTGCTGAGACCACTGGAGGATTGGTAGGATATACAGAAGCGTCTGCAACACCAAGAGTATTAACATCGTAAGTAGGTACTACTAGTATATCTAATTGTAAGTTTGCCATGTTGTTTTTAAATAAATATGCCAGAGGAATATGAGTTATCCTCTTTCCCCTGGCATAGGTTATTATTAATTTTACTATTCTTTATCCTTAAGGGATTTGAGTAGAAGTAGTAGTTGTTGTTGATGCAGGGACACCAGTTGTAGTAGAAGTGGTAGTAATACAAGGAATTCCTTGATCTACAACAGCACCTAAACCAGCAACTAAGATTGCTTCAAATCCAGCAGTAAGAGCAGAACCACCATTAGGAACAGCAAGAATCACTGTAGAATCTTCCATGATATAATCACCCCATTGGTATTCAGATTTGTTATACTCGTTGAATCTGATATAGAATGTGTTGTAAGTTGCACCATCAGATACCCAAGATTCGAAGTTCTCGTTGTATCCATTCATTCTATATAAATGTTTCAAGTAACCTGCTTGGTAGCTGTAGAAGTTTTTCTCTAATTGAGCAATCTCTGCAGATGTACCAGTAGGATAAGAAGCACGTTGTTGAACAACAGGAGTAGCAACATAGTTACAAGCATCTGCAACGATAAAGTCAGCAGTAGTAGCTGGACCAGCGTATACAAATGTACGGAACCACAATCTATCATATTCAAATGGGAACGCTGCGATATCACAAGGTTGACCATATTTAGTTAATGGTTTTCCTGTAATACGTAAGATAGTTCCACCTACATTTTCAAATGTAAAGAATGTATTGAAGCTAATGTTATCAGGGTTGTTACCTGGAGCTTGTTGTCTTAATTTAGCAATCAATAAGTCGATGATAATGTTATCACTTACATCAGCACATGGATTGTCATCACAATTACAACATGGAGCTTGAATAGTTACTGAACGAGTGAAACCATTGAAATACAATGTATCAATGTAAGAAGAGTGAGCACGTAAAGTTAACGTGATGCTTTCTCCACATTGTACAGTGAAATTAGTTACATCAGTAATTTGGTTAGCAGCAGTTGGACAAGCAGAAACTTTGTACCATTCTGTTACGTTAGATTTACAAGAAGATCCTGAAGGGCATCCAGAAATTTTGTCAGATCTTTTAGATCCTTGTAAATAAGTATTTGTTCTACCTTGAGCTACATAGAAGTAAGGAGAAGAAGCAATGTCAGTAGCATCTACTGCTGCGTAGTTGCTACCAAAAATACCTACTTGACCAGGATCTAAGTCTTGGGTAGAAATTGAGCCAGAGCTAGGGACAGAGGTTTGCCCTACTGGAACCACGAATAACGTGGTTAATGAAAAATCAGCCATTTTTATTTATTTTAAATGTTAATAAAGTTTATTCGTTTGTTTGTATTCTGAACTGAGCACTTTGAACTGCTGCAGAGTTTTCAGTATACATTGCTAGATTTTGTACTGTTAAATCTAACAATTCATCTTCTAAATATAATTCAAGTTCACAATCTTGATCAAATGATGGTTGCCCATCTAACATTATGTATCCTGCTTTATTTATATATTGAGGATATCTCATGTACATCATGTAAACTTTTGTTGGAGTAAAGGTACCATCTGTAAAGTAACTTATCTCATCTGATGACAAAGAGTTGAATGTTTCTTGATATTCAAAACTTGGTCTGTAATGATCATTGTTTAATATAAACTGTAGATCACCATGTTTTGCAAGATCTCTATTAATCCAAATCTTTCTATCTTTACATCTACCTTTATCTGCCAATAAATATGAATCTATATAGAACATATATTTTGGAGTCAGTTGATGTACATATGTACACCATTGATTCAATTCAACATTCTTTAACGTAAGATCTAAAGGCTGATGATTATAATTCATTATAAGACTTTGTAAGTCTTCATAACGTTTCTTAAATGAATCTTGCCCTAATTGACTAGCAACACTAATGCCATCAATCTTTTGTTTTATCAACTTAATCTGAGCTTCATTCAGAGCTAAGATTTTGTCTTCTAGTTGAATCTGTTGGTGCTCATTAGTTGATAGTTTATTTAGTTTCTGATCGATCTTGTATAATAAACTATCTACTGGTATCATATTCTTTTATATTTTTAAAAACTAGCCCCTTAAATAGAAGCTAGTTTTTTAGTTTTCAATTTGCCTTCTAATACTAATAACTCATCTTGGTTATCATCATCAGCAAGGAATTTAATTAAATCTTGTTCATCTTTAGCTATTTCAAATTCACCTTCGTAAATTTTACCATTTCCTTTAATTCGGTAAACTGAATGTGCAATCGCTTGTTTAATTAAATCTTGTATATGGAGTAAATCTTCTTTCATGTCAGCAAATCTATTGAACACTTCAACTGGATTCAATCCTGAATATTTACCATTCTTGAATTCTGTTTGTTTTAAAGTGTTATCTACTTGATTATAAACAACTTCCTCTTTAGTATCTTCTGTAACTGGAAGTCCTAAAAGTCTTGCAACTTTACGTTTCTTCTCAGGAGTCATACTATCAAACTTAACAATAGCTTTGTTAATCAATTGTTTTTTCTTGTAGATCACTGCATTTTCAATCTCATCATCAACAACATAAAATTGTGTTTCTGCTGGATATTCTCCTCTTTCCCATGCTTGGTGAGAAGATGCAATAGTTGGATGTACTCTTAACCATGAAAAGGCTATCTCTTGAAAAGGAATTGATAGGTCAAAGTAATTATCACCATCTAATAACTTAACTGGTTGTACGTGTGTTTGATCATCTGTAGAAGTAGAAAGTCCATAGTTCCAAAATGAAGAACGAGGTCCTAAATCAATATCACCTAATTCATTTTCAAGTTTTGCTTTAAGAGCTGTAACTCTTTCAATTTCTAATTCTTTTTCAGTAGGATCTTGGATTCTTCTGATATATGCAGAATCTGGATCAAGTCCTGTTCTGTATTTACCATCTAATTCTTTATAAGGATATTTGAATACTCCTGTTCCAGGAATTCTTGTGAATCCTTTTTGTGCTAGTCCACTGTCCATTGTTTGCAGTTGAGAACTGTTATACTCACGTTTTATCGTAGAGATTTTGCCTGTTTTACCCATAATGTAGTTATTTAATAATGTTTGGTTTAATTAGCAGAGTGTTCCCATTGAAGGGATATGCGACCAGGGACACCCCAATCCATCACTCTTTCACTTAGTTACATTGCTATGCAAGAGGCTTTACTAAGCAGAATCTTTTTTTTAAGTGCAGGTGCTAAGGCAAATGCTTAGTTGGGCACTAGGGTTGAGAATCATCCCCTCTGGGAGGGAGAGGAGGTGAGGGGACTCATCTCGGAATTTTATTATTAGAATTGTGGGATTTCCTCGATCAACACAGTTCTAGAAAGATCTTCAATAAATACATCACATCTGTCTTTCATCCAGATTTCGTATCCTGGGAATTTGTTAGCAGAACTCATACCTTGAGATTTAGCAAAACCTAAGTGGTGACGAGTACCATCAATATAACCCCATGTCATAGAAGGAGCACCTTTCATACGTACTTCTCTAATGTTGTTTACCATTGAACCATCAGACATTGGAGAAACATCAAACACCATAAATACTGGAGTAGATTTTTTGTTTTGTCCAAACTCTAAGTTAGTTTGTGGTAAATCTAATTCTTTTAAGTGAATCAATTCAACACGTCCAGTCTCACGAGTTACCATTGCATCAAATGCAAAGTTGTAAGTGATGTGTTGTCCTTCTCCTTGCATATATCTGTTTCCAGAATCAGCCATGAAAGTAAGACCAGAATTTAATGCATCTGTTTTAAGAGCTTGTTGGAATACATCGAATCCAGCCTCATTAGTATACATTTTAACTCGTCTATCTTTCACATCCACTCTTCTGTAGAATAAATCTCCAAATACAGAACGGATTAAGTTAGCAGAGAATTCACCTCTATTGTATTGTACTAAGTTACCATTGTTTCTCATTCTGTGGTAAACACCAGCAGATGTACGTTTTAATTCTTGTTTAGAACCGTTAGTTTTAACTGTACCTGGTTTAGCCCAGATCATACGTTTAACTTTTAATTCTAACATAGACTTACGCATCCAGAACTCAATGAATGGTTCCCATTTAACATCATTACGAGTTAAAGGTAATTGGTTTCTTCTTTGTGGAGCATACACTAAGATATCTAATGGTTTACCAGAAGAATCTCTCATCATTTTGTCATCAGCCCATTCTGTGATTTTGTGCTCATATCCATATGCAGAACCTAAAGATTCGAACATAGTGATTTGCTCACCTAATCTTGGAAGACCTAATAAGTCTTGATCGAACTCACCAATAGCAGCATCAACTAATTCTAGTTCAACTCCATATTGTAAGAAGATAGGGTTTACGAAATCAACTGTTGGATTATCAGTCACTAATGTAAATGAATACAAGTAACCCATATTCCAAGGCACAGGATCTTTGATTACATAGAATCTAGGACCATACTGACGTGTACCTACAGAAACGATTGCGTTTTTAGAGAATTCATTAGTATCTAATACTAAAGAAAATTCTTGACCATCAATACCTGTTTTACCAGCAGCGATTAAATCTTGCGTAGAAGCAGGGATGTCAATAATTTTTGGGAATTTGTAAGGAACAGCTACTTGCCATTTCCATGCATCACTATTATTATCAATGTAATAAGGTGTGCTTTTGTTGATCATGTCTAAAAAGTCATTACTGTACAATGAGCTTTGAGTATATAAAGAAATGATTTTCTTGTCATAATCAGCAGGCTCAGTAGAGTGAAAACTTTCCAAGTGATTTGAGTCTGTAAGTTTTCCAACAGCACGTTTGTCCATAGACGCTACACGAGCATAAGTAAAACCTGTTAACCCTGGGATTGTTTGAATTGCCATTGTTATTCGTTTTTTTTGTTAATTATTAATTTTTGTTATAAGAACCATGAACTAGGGTTAGCTTTTGAACTACCAGTAGCTGAAGCTGTTTTAGCTTTAGTTACTTGTCTTGCAACTTCTCCGAACAATTGGTTAGACTTTTTAGTCACACCTGTTCTTTGTATAGTTGATAATGTAGGATCTTTCTCTAACATTTTTAAAAGAAGTCCAACCTTTACTTTCATCTCATGGTTCTCTGGTCTCTTCATATCCAGGATAGCACGATCAAAGTCTGTAAGGGTTTCTCCTGTAGGAGTTTTCCACTTGTCAACTAATAAGAAGTCTTGTAGTTCTGTTGCTAATTTTGGATTGATAGGAATCCCATCAAACTCTTTTGATTTCACCTTATCTTGTAAGATGGATTGTACGTTATTTATATACTGATTTTTAACAGCTTGTTTTTGTTGTAACTCTTGTTCAGCCTTAGCTTCCATTTGTTGCAATTTAGCTGCTTCTTTTTTAACCAGCACTTTGTGATGTTTAGTAGCTACGCTTTCTAAGTCACCATAGTTTTTAAGTCTTTCAACTTCTGTTTCTATATCTTCTGAATCAAATCCTTGATTTGCCAGAGCTTGTTTCATTATTCTCACTTGATTACCTTCATCAGAAAGATCCATCTCAGCGAAGTTTACAACTTGGTTATATGTACCGAAGTAATCTTTTGGATTAACTCCTTTTACAAATATGGCATCAAAAGCTTCTTGGTAATCTTCACCAAATTGCCCTATGAAATTTTCAACTATTTCTGCAGCACCTTTTTTCTTTTCAGCATTGAATCTTTCTAAAAAGTCTTCTGCAGTGGTTATTGGTCCTTGATCTTCATCCTCATCAGTGAATACACCTAATTTATAAAGATCATTTGCAAGAGCAGTGAATTGTGTTCCTTCATTACTTTCATTATCATCCTCCTCATCTGCATCATCAGTAGCAGCTTCTGTAGCTTTCTTTACTGGTGCTTTTGCTGGAGGCGTATCTTCTTCATCATCATCTTCATCTTCATCATCACTTAAGAAGTCAGAGATCATTGATTGTCCATCTAGTTTCTCTTCATCTGTTTTACCATCAACGCTTTTAGGAGGAACAATATCCTTACCTTTTTTAACCTCTGGTGCTTCAGGAGCAGCAGGAGCATTTGCATCTTTAATAATAGGAGTTACATCTTCTGGGGAAGAAGTTGATGTTTCAGGGGAAAACAAGTCATTTAATAGTTCTTGATTACCCATTCCCATTTCCATAGTATCTTGGATACTAAAGTTACCCATAGTTTCTAAATTATCAGCCATATGTAGTTGTATTTATGTTTGGTTTTATTTATGTAAAAGTATAACAACACTATTTAATATCAAAGTGTTATGAATCAAACTGATCCAATTTTCTAGATAATATAGCATTAATATTTTTTACTCCTCCGAAGAGGAGAAGTTTTTTAACCTTTTTTGTTATTTCTGCCCTTAGCATTTTCTTTAGCCACTGCTAAATCATTAGCCATGTTTTCTCTTTGTAATTGTATCTTCTCTTTCTCTATAGACATTTTATCAGCAGCTTGTTTATTTTTAGATGCCATGTCAGCCATCTTTAATCCATAATCTTTAGCAGCTGATTCTTGATCATTAGCTAATCTGCTAGCTTCAAGTACATCAGGGACAGTATTAGAGTTAACATCTTCACTTGCAACATTACCAAATCCTGTAGCTTGAATAATAGCAATCTTCTCTTTAGATAATCTATCAAGTTCTTTTTGGTAATTGTCATTAGCTTGTTGCTCTTGGGCAAGTTGAGCAGCTTGTTGTAATGCAGCTTGTGCTTGCTGAGCTTGTTGTTCTTGTGCTTGTTGTTGAAGTTGCATTTGTTGATCTTGTTGAGAAACTTGTCTGTCTCTAAGATCTTTAAATACTTTCTTCATCTCTCTCATAGACTTAGTAGAGTATAGTTCTATTACATCATAAAGTGTGCCACCATTTTGAATAACAGCTTGAGAAAGTTGTCTAAGTTCATTAAACATCTGAGTATCTTCAGGTCTGTTAGTTAAGAACACTTTAAGATCTCTAAATTTAAGATCTGTTCCATTCACTTGTACAAATGCAGATTCTCCTTCAGATGTAATATATGATAATGTACTTTCTGGTTTAGAGCTCTCTACATATAATGCAGCATCTATAATAGCTTGATACAATTGTCCCATAACATACTCATGTGCTATAAATAAAGGCTCTGTTTGAGAGTAACTTTGTTGCATAGCAGCATTAGTACCTGTAGCACTTTCAGAAGCAGAAATGTCACCCATACGTTGTCTAGACATACCTACAAGTTCCCAACACTCAGATTTAAGTTGTTGTGCTAATGTGTAACGAGATTGTATCTCTTGCGTACGTGTAAGATCAAGTGATGAGAATTGGTTAAATGAACTAGGAGATTTTAAGTTCTCTGGAGAATCATCAACAAACACCACACCTCTGTTACGTGCTTCCATTTCCCAGATATCAAGAGCATCTTGTGCATCTCCATCTTTAGGAATAGGGATATGTCTTAATGACATAAGTTGAACCTTACCAACCTCTTTCTCTAGAAGTTTGTATAATTGGTTCATACATACATTATATAAAACTTGGAAAGGTTTCATAAGATCTACAAGAGATTTAGCCTCTGTATTCTTCACCTCATATGTTGTACCTATAATAGGACAATAGTTTAATAACTTAAATGGTTTGATGTGATAGATGTCTGGACCAATCTTAGTTCCTTGATACCATTCATTAATCCATCCCCACTCCAATGATTGTTGTGTAGGTATAGTACCTGATTTGTAAGTTTCATCAACTAATGTAGACTGCTCATTACCCATCTCATCTATATAGATAAGCTTACCTATCTTTCTTTTAGATATCCAATAGCTACGCACAACAACATATTTATAACCAAATGAACTAACATTATTAGTTAGTCCTAAGAAGTCTTTTAGTCCATCATTGTTTTCTTTCATCTCTGATTCAATGATCATACGAGTCTGAAGAACTAATGGGTCAAATGTATCATACATTACAGAGTCTTGTCCAGGAATAGCATCTGGATTACCTAAGTTTGATTCACGTACATTGATTAATCCATAGTCTTGCAACGATGAACGTAAGTGGTCAATTTCCTCTTTTGTAAGATCTGGTATGCTTTCAATGATCTCCGAAAGCTCCATAACTTGTACTGTCCCAGCTGCATAAGCACCCTGAGCTCTTCCTGTGGGATCTGATATCCACTTTCTATCAGGAGTGGTAAGAAACCAAGTGTTCTTTGGGTTAGCCACTTCGATGTTGAAACCAAGTTTCGAGTTGTCTTCATATATATGGTAAAATTCTCTAGCAGATATTAATAAATCTCTAAATGCATCTTCAGATTTTTCTTTAATGTTGAATTCAGCTTTCTGACAAGTAAGGATATGGTTAGCCCATTTCTCAGCAATAGATGTATAGCTATCTAGCTCTTCTTTCACTTGCTCCATTGTCATTTGTTCAACTTGCTCAGGATCAATTTCTTCTCCTGCCATAAGTGCTTGTTCAGTAATTTGTTGTCTAACTTGACTAATTACATATTGTTGTAATGTGTCTGTTTTAAACTGTAACTCTTCTGCCTTACTGTCATCATCAAATGCTTTAACTCTATAAGTATCAGGACGTTTAGATATTTCTCCTACCAACTCATTAACAGGAGTGGTAATAATAGAATACATCTTTACATAAGCAGGAAGTTCTAGATCTGCTGTAAGCACATCTGTAAAACTTCTCACCTCTGGTTCCTGATAGAAATCTTCCATACGTAAGATTCCTTTCATAAGATCGTAATTCTTAACAAATGTGTCTCTATTCTTTACATACTCAGCATATGCTTTGTTGGAAAAATAGTCCATTGTATTCTTGATCCAACTTTCATCTTGCTTCTCCTTCTCAGTTTTAAACTGATCTGGAAAGATGTTTAAGTATGCATATCTAATTGTAGCATCTTTTGTATATCTAATTATTGCCATTATCTAAACAATTTATTTTTTGGTGTGTTAAACATTGATCTGCTTTCTGTAAACAGAGTATTCTTTTTGTTCTTAGTGAACATTGATTGTATTCTTACATCTTGCTCTCCTCCTATTTTACCCATTATAGGATCTAGTTTCATAGCAAGAGCTATTGCAAGCTCTGCAGCAATGATACGGTCAAAGTTACCTTGCTCATTATACTGGATCATTTCTTCTAATAGAACAGGATCAAATATCTTAGCCATACCTTTTGTTTCAGACTTAATGTTTCCATCATCATCCTTTTCTGTATGTATCACTTCTTCTGAATACTTTTTAAGACATCCATGTAAGAAGTCTCGTATTTTCTCAGAAGATCTATGTATCCCATAGTCACGTCTTACGGTAGTATTTGGAACTATTTCTTTTAACCAATCTGGTTGTCTCTCTAAGTAATGAGCATCTCCTTTAGCTATCATATAGTCAATGAATGAGATTTCATCATTCTCACATAGGGCCCTAGCATTGTAATACTTAATAAGATAACGAGCTTGTTCTTCCCATGTTTCTTTCTTATCTGGTCTAGCACAATAACTAGCTACAAACATATCTTGATACTTCTCTCCAGAAATAGCATGCATACGTTTGTATATATAGACAGATCCTAATGAACTTGAGTATGCAGACTTACCTTGTCTATAAGGGTCAATTCCTGCAACATATAATCCATATGGAGGAGCTTCAATTGGAAACTCATATATCACTACAGGAGCATCTTTTTGATCTGTATTCTTTAATGGAAAGTTTGATATAGGAAGCTTGTCTGTAAACTCATGTTTCACTCCTTGACCATCATCATAAAGAATAACAGGTGTTCCTGTTCTTTCTTGCATTAACAGTCTGGCTTTCTGACGTTTAGCTGCATCAATATCAAATATGTTTGTATCTTCATTCAAGAATATGTCATCCACTTCTTGTGGGTAGTACATCTTCTCTTTCAGATAGGCCATTCTATCTCCAGCTTTCTTAAGTCTTTCTAGATTAGAATTGGTAATCTCTGTAGCCTTATCTTCATTAGACACCATCATCTTCACTTGGTATAGTGAACTTCCTGCTGGTTTTTCTAAGAACTCACCTAAAGAACTTTCTTCTTTAGCTTCCATTCTATACTTATGTGATATGAATAACCCATGCACTCTCTTATCATCCTTTGCATTATTGTATTCTAGGAAGTTGAAATTTTCTACATCGAACATTAAGCTCTTTGCATCCATGAACATCTTCATATCTCCACCTGTACCAGTTAGAATTGGAGAACATCCCCAACCAAATGGTGTTGTAAAACCAGGGATAGCAGCTTGAAGACCACGTAAGAAACTTCCCTTACCTATCTCATCAATAATAAGTCTACGAGGTTTTGATCCTGCAATAGCCTCTTCATTGTTACCACCATCTAAGTTTCTAATAAGAATCTGAGAGAAGGGTATTCTCTCTCCTGCTTTGGTTTTAATACCTAATGTTACTTGTTTGGCCCAGTTATCTTCAACTCTCTGCCATCTCCAAGCTTTTGGTAGGAAATTTAAACCTTTATCAATCTTATCTGTAATCAGCTTTATATCAGGAGCATTCAGTCCTGCAATAATGTTCTGACTATTCTCATCAAACGTTGCTCCTTGACCTATATAGGAGGCCTCTATTACAGACTTAGCAAAACGTCTAATACCAAGTATCACCAAGCCTTTTTTCTCCTTGTGAGCCCTGTCTATTTCGTTTGTAACCAACCATTCATTATCACGTAATAATGGGTTTGCATACTTCTGGTTGATTCTTCCATACTCATCTATAGTATCAACCTCTGTATGCCATATGTTTAAGTGCCAATATAGAAATGGATTGATGTATTGTCCATCCATCATACAGCCATTCATACAAAGCTCTTTATGAAAATTAAAGAATGCTCTATACTCTTCAGATGTTTCATCTGGTATACGCTTTTGATTGATAAACCAATCCTTATATTCTATAGTTTGTAAATCCATTATCCTCTACCTTTTAAGAAGTCTTCTGCCATAGAGCCTAACTCTGCACCACCTCTTGTCTCAATCTTCTTAGCATCTTCTTTCTCACGTAACTTATCTACTTGCTCTAATAAAGCTAGATAGTTCTTCATTGTTTCCTGTACAAACTTACCTTGTGATTCAATGCTTGCAATCACCATAGGTAACATTCCTCCTTTAGCTGTAGGCTTCCATTCTATCCTATCCTTAAGTTCATGTAAAGGATTAGCATCAACGTATTGTTTCCATGAAGCTAATTGTTCTTCAGCCCAATCTAGTTCTGCAGAAACATATGTGTTCTTTTTTACTGCCATTATGTAGTTAGTCTTTGTTATTATTAATCTTCCTCTTCATCAAGGAATAATCTCTCCAAATTCATGCCATCTTTAATGATGTCTTCTATTTCCTCTTCATCTACATGGCTATAATCCATGTTCAATTCTATTTCATACTTCTGTAAAGCAAAAAGAAACTCTTTATCAGTAACTCCCCATACATCTGTATATCCATCTAATGCAGTAGCTATATGTCTACCTATATTATATGTGGGATGAGCTTTCTGTAAGCGTTCCAATGCCTTTATTATTTGGCGATAGTAATTTGGTCCTTTTTGTATCATATCAGATCATTTATATCCTCATCAGAAAGACTTATATTGGTACCACCCTTCACATTGTCATCCTCATCATCCTCTTCTGTAAAATCTATTTCTATCTTTCTGATAGTATCTAGATCTTCAGACATATATTCAGGCTTCACTGTTATCTTCATTTGGTCTGGATCATCATTCTCTGTTGACTCAGCTGTAATGTCGATATAATCAGCACCTCCATCATATAGATCTGCTAGTAGGTTAATAAGGCTCTCCAATGGAATTTTACGTAGTCTCATCTGGTAATGATTGTGCTACCCACTTCTTCAATGGGCAATCGCATGTTAAACATTTTGTCTTTGCAGCTAATGTACATCCACAATTTGTGCAATGTGCATCAGGCCTTCTTGATTTATAATCCTTCTTATTAGAAGAATGCTCATCACAAGCTTGACATATAGCTAATCTTTCAAGACTAACATGTTCTATAAAAGCTTTATTTCTTTCCTCAGGTAGAAGATGATTCTTCCATCCTTCATAAATTTGTCCCAGGCTCATTTATCTTTGGTTTTAAGGTTTTAATACTGGATTCTATTATTTGTAATTTAAGTTCTACAGCGTTTCGTTTCACGTCAGAGGTATTCTCATCTGCTAACATATTCTCATATGCTTTCTTAATAGCTAACAACTTATTGTATTGTGCAAGAGCTTTCTTCTGGTTAAAATAAAACTTACCAAACCCAGAAATCTCCACACTCTTATTTATATTTAATGCATCATTGGCAGAATCAAACTGATGTGTAACAACAGCATCAAGTGTCTTCTCTGATATCACCATGTTAACGGACATCCTCTTGATTATCCACTCCTTCACTGACATTGATATTGGCTTCTCCATGTACTAGCTTTATTTCTAACGTTAAATCTTTCTTGAAATCAATAACAATAATGGGGTTCACTTTCACTTTACCATTCTCCTTAATGAATATTCCCACCTTCTTAAGTTTGGATATGATGTTATTGATAGATGGAGACGTACTGTTGTAAGTTTTACAAAACTCCTCTCTCACATTAGCATATGTAATGTTACCTTTTATAGCTGTAAAGGATATGAGTTGAATCTCTCTTTCAGTTAGATTGAGAGAATTTATAGCAGATAGAATAGAATAGTATTTCATAGCTAATTGCATATCACTATCTACTTCCTTCTTCAGTCTTTGTACTATAATCTTTGTTGGTTCCATAATTTAGTTTTGACATTCTATGGACAAAGATAGATAATAAATATTTATAATCAACACATTAGATAAAAATATTTAATCCCTATGCTATATTATGTAAGAAATCTGTATAGATAACATCTTCTATCTAGACAAACCCACCCACCCACCAAAGGTAGTACATAAAATATATACCCACCAAATTTTTTTTCAAAAATTTTTTAGCCACCTCCAAAACCTATTGTGTGTGTGGCAGTGTTGACCACTCCATATCAAGACCCCCCATACAATTTGAGAGGTTGTGGGTACCCCCCACACTTCTAATACTGCTAGTGATAATCTGAAACTACATTAATCAATTAATAAAAAAACACAACCATTATGAAATACTACACAACAATCTATCTTACTAGAGGAATAACTTTAGAAATCTTTGACCATTATCCAACAAAAAAAGATATTCTTTCGGTAGGGTTCGATGAACAAGAGATAGTAGCATACAAAGTAGAATAGTCTATAAGGCTTACTCCTTCAATCCGAATAGTAATTGAATCCTTGATAAGGTAAGATGTTGAATGATACATCATGATTACAGAGGTCACACGAGTAAGCCTTTCTTTCAAAACCAATGGATTACGGGTTCCATTCTAAAACCCCTTCAACAATCGGAGTAAAGTGCTCAACATAAAATCATTTAATAACTTTAAAAACACAGAACAAATGAAAAGTTTAAAAGTAACAAGAGGCGCATTCAGCCAAGCAGGAAATCTAATGTTAATCGACAAAGCAAGAAATGCTTACTTCTGTCCTAAATCATTAGTAACGGAAAAAGGGTGGTCTAAAATTGAGGACATAACATTTCCTCTTTACATCAATGTGAACGAATTCACATACAACAACCTTGATGATAATGGAAATCCATTAATCAATGCAGACGGTACTAACAGCACATTCACAAGAGAAGATGTTATTGACATCTTCACAAGTGCTCAAGCATTGGCTGAAGACTATGCTGATGATTTCTCATTGGAAATCCTTAAAAGACAAGCGGTAAAATCTACTGCAAGTAGCGCAGGATTAACAGAGTCTAATGTTAACGCATTGTTAG